GTACCATATATAATCATCTCATCACCACCCACTGGTGCTGCTGGCTTGGACTTTCTCATGAAATAAATCACAGCCAGGGCCACCACAATAAGAATTGAAATTACTACTGGATGCATATACTACTCGTTGACAAAAATAAATACGGATCATGGCGCGTTGTGCAGACGCTTGAGTGCGGCACACAGCAGTGGCTTCGACTTGTACAGCTTTGGATCTAGACCATGCTCCATAGCAATCAGATCAAGCAGTTCTCTTGGCACGTCTTGGCACTTTTTGTGTGTGGTATCAATCTTAATTGTTGGCAGAGATCCACCCGCATAATTCTTCATACTCATCGCATAACTAAACTTTCCCCTCTCTGCATTCTTCAGCATATTCTCAACCGACTTGAAAACTGAAGACTTGTGCTTTGGTTTAAGAGCTGGGATGGGCGGAGCCTTCACCTCAACTGGTCTTGGAGCTTGTTTGAGGTTCAGAGTCTTTAGTGGCTGGTGAGATTTGGGAGTCTTGAATGCGTATGAATATTTCTCGGCTGTAAAAACTGCTGGCTCATTCTTTTTCACGGGTGGAGGTGGAACACGAGGTGCATTCTGACGTCCTATGGCTTGTGTACCCTTTCTGTACGTTGGTATACCTTTTGACCGGTAAATCTTAATCAGCTCCTGTTCGGCCGCCAAAAACCCGTAGCGCTCGCGCTCTTTGCGTTCAGCATTGTTTTGCGACTTTTCAGTTGGTGATGGTGAGGTCAACAGATTTTTGAGCACCTTAAACGAGTTGGATGTATATGCACTTGGTGGAAGTCTGTAAAAAACAGAAGCAAATGAACTGTTAACACTACGGCGATTTTTAGGGGCCGCCGGACCACTCGGCTTGTGAACAACCTTAAACCCTGAGCGGTTCTTGGAGGGTCTGCCGGCATTGGTGCCTTTTGGGGGCTCTATTATTTCACCCTCCTCAGGTGCATTGAACAGATTACGCATGTGCTTAAAGTATGGATCGCTAAATATGAGTTGCAGACTTGCGAGACTGTTTGTTGACACCCCTGGTTTTAGTCTGAATAGGTTCACCTTTGAATCCGTTTTTCCTTGGTAGCCTACTGGTAGTGCACGATTCAGAAAGTCGCGAGTCTCAGAGTACTTTCCGCCTCTGGCATTCTTGTTGATCCAGTCGAGAATAGAGTTTAGGAAAAAGTGCAAGTCGTACTTGTCACTGTTGCCCGCGTGTATGCCATAGTTTGTCTGAAATTTGGGAATGAGCAAGTTGGGGTTGGTCACGCCAGCCATAGTTGACAAGTTGAAATCGTATATGACACATCTAAACCCCATGCTTGGTATACCATAACTATTGTAATACTTTACATTACCAACTGGCATATCACCAACGAGTACATTACGCAGATGCAGATCGTTATGTCTGAATGATGGAACTCTCTTCTGAATCTGTCTCAGTGAAGACAACACCTGGGCTATACAATTATTGAGCACTGCATCTGTCAGCTTTTTTTGTCTGTGCATCCCATCTAGAAAGGTGTGCAAGTCTCCTCTAGGAAAATACTCCATCTTCATGACATATTGTTGAGTCGTGTCAGGGGTTGCATTCGTCCGGATAAAGACGCGTGGTTTGAAGTTTCGGCACCAAGAGGCACCAATGGGACGAGGGACGCTGTGTGGGACAATGTCGTGTAGATGATTCATAATAGTGTATTCAATTTCACATGGCTGATTTTTTCCAAATCTAATATCGCGCACTGAAACTTTGACCGCGACGCTCTTCTTATTAGAAGTCTGCCCTGCATATACTCGCGATGTCTGCCCCGCACCCAGAAACTTTGTAGTACTTACACTACACATATTACTACTGACTCACAAAAAAACGCGGCTACTCATCCTCAGGGACATCAATCTCTGCATCATCCTCAGAAGCAACCGCAAAGGCAAAACCCTTGAGGCTCGTCGGCGCCGTCTTCATAACCTGCTGAAGTCGGATGCTCACGCCAAACTTGTTGTCGATGAACCAGATCTGGTTAATGTCGATGATGGTGTGAACCTGTGCACCCTTGTCCAGAGTATCAAGAGGCACTGAGTTGCGGGTGTGGTCGTAAGCCTCTGGCAGAAACTCGCCATTGCGACCAGTCGGCACCTTGAGCTTCATGGTCGGGGCGTAATCACCCTTGCTGGGCTTGACGATGGGCTTGTAGAGCGCCTCGCGGATGACGTCAATCTTGTAGGGCTTGCCCAGGAAAGCCTGGCTATTCTCAGCCACATACGTCACCACGCGCTCGTCAAGATCACGAAAAACCTGCTGAACCGCGGGGTCATCCAGAGACAGATCGAGCGAGTAAGAAACCTTGCCAGTGTTGGCGTCAGTAAACTCACTCAGGCCGAAAGGTGCGCGGATAGGCGGCAGCTGCACAAGAATCTTAGAGCCGTTGGGGGTGTTCAGATATACCGCCTTGCCACCGAGCTTGTTCTTGCGAAGCTCGGAGAAGGTGATCTGGTCGGCAGAGAAGCTGTTGAAGTTGCAGACGGATGCCATCTTTGTTCTATTAATACAGGGACCAACGTCTTTAAACCGTGCGGGGAGCACTGCCAGGGCCCAAAAATAATCCAGTGGAATAGTAATGGGTCTTGGACTTGAAAAGAAGCTTGATTGTGGTTGCGGGTGTGGCGGTATGAAGAAGCATGACAGGGTTAAACTAAAGTATTCTATATACTCAGCACTCGTATTCTTTCTGGTCTCCAACCCAGAGACATATAAGCTGACGTCATCTCTTCTGGGTGACTGGGTTGCCAGCCCGGGTGGTTGTCCTTCAGCATCAGGTATATTTATTCATACAGCAGTATTCCTCGCTATAATTTTTTACCTCATGAAAATACGTTCATGAATAATTTCTCAGTATATATTAAATGCTTTCCATTCCCAAGATTCCACTGGCCCCAGTCCTCGCATTCGTGCTCGTGTCCAGCCCAGAGACTTACAAGCTGACGAGCAAGTTCCTTGGCGAGTGGGTTTCCAATGGCACCGGCCGCCCCCAGATCGGTGGTCTGGTCCTGCACGCACTCGTATTCCTGCTTGTGCTGATGCTGATAAAGAAGTTCCTTCCCCAGATCTCAGGCTACGAGGGCGAGGAGGGTATGCTGCAGGCTGCTCAGGCTGCTCAGGCTGCTCAGTAAAAAATCCGAAAGACTTTAGAAGTTTTCGTCAAAACGAATAGTATCACCATCTGTAATCATATGTTTAGAATAGTCGCCGACTCGCTTCTCAAAGAAGTTGGTCTTCCCTTCCAACGAGATGTTCTCCATCCAGTCGAAAGGGTTTTCACTTGAATATACACGCTCCTCGCCCATCTGAACCAGAAGACGATCAGCAACAAACTCTATATACCGAGTCATCTGAACAGAGTCCATCCCAATCAGCTTGCATGGAAGAGCCTCTGTAATAAACTTGGTCTCGATCTCGACAGCCTCTTTTACAATCTGCCGAATCATGTCAGAGCTAAGCTTGTCTTTCAGGTGATGATACAGCGTAACGGCAAACTCCTGATGAAGGCCCTCATCTCTGCTTATAAGTTCATTACTAAACGAAAGACCAGGCATAAGCCCCCTCTTTTTGAGCCAGAAGATGGCGCAGAAGGATCCAGAAAAGAAGATTCCCTCGACGCATGCAAATGCTATCAGTCTCTGCGCGAATGTACCGCTGGCCATCCATCTGAGTGCCCATTCAGCTTTGAGTTTGACCGCAGGGACAGTATCGATCGCCTTGAAGAGGCTCTCCTTCTCTTTGGGATCCTTCACGAGCTTGTCAATCATAAGTGAATACGTCTCACTATGAATACTCTCGTTGAATGCTTGATACGCATAGAACGAGCGAGCCTCTGATATCTGAACCTCAGAACTGAAATTAATGTCAATATTCTCCATCACGATGCCATCGCTGGCGGCGAAAAATGCCAGAACCATCTTGATGAAGTGTTGCTCGTCAGCATTAAGAGTTTCCCAATCTTTGATATCACCACTCATATCAATCTCCTCTGAAGTCCAGAAGCTGCCAACCGCCTTTTTGTAGAGCTCCCACAGGTCGGCGTAACGCACCGGAAAGGTTGTAAATCTAGCATTGTCTTTCAGAAGAATGGGATCCATTAATATATACACCGCTTTTGTTTTAAAGCTGATAAACGCTTTACATGTAAATGATTCGACGCATGGCTCTACGCATGAAACTCCAAAAGACTGGCGGGACAATCGTACACCAGACGGCTCTTATGATTAATCTGCTCAGAATCAAGGGGTTCAACTGTCAGATGGTTACTGGGTTTGTTGCGAATGGCCCTTCAGAGGTGTGCTGGCATTGCTGGGCCGTGACTGATGCTGGTGAGAGGTATGATATCATACCATATATGATTGATGACTTGTGTGAGCTTGAATATTTTGACAAGGTTCCAGATGGTTATACACGTGCTGAGTTTGGGGACGATCAGGCCAAGTGTATTCTGGATGAAAATGAGAGGTTGTTTGATTTGTATCACAAGGATGAGAAGGAGTTTTGGAAGGAGGCTCCACTCAAAGTGCGAAAATTCTCAGTTGTACTATAAGAATGAAGAGTGAGACGTGGCATGAAAAGGAGGAGGAGTTCCTCGCGGGTGTCGAGCGCCAGTGCAACCTCCTGACCGATCACTACAGTAAAGAGCACAAGTACTATCACAAACTATCATCAAAATTCAACATACCAATTCTGATAGTATCATCAATCAATGCTCTGACTGCAGTTGCTCTCAATGAATTCCTTGCCCAAAAGTATGTATCTATAATGAACGCTGTATTGTCAGCAGGTACCGGCGTTCTGGGCTCCATTCAACTCTTTATGAAGATTAACGAAAAGATGACAAATGCTCTCAGATCTTCAATCAACTTCAAACGACTCGCTCTGAAGATATCTAAAGAGCTATCAATAGGCAGAGATGAGAGAACAACAGAGGGGCAACCATTCCTGTCCGAGTGCTTTGCTGAATTCAATACAACCCTTGAACAATCAAACCCAGTAGAGAGCAAACTCGTAAATCATCTCGAATTTTCAAAAATTAATATACCCGTCGCAATTTCACCACGCCAACGACTTATGTCAGTAGCAAACCAACTGCTGAGTCTGGGGGGATCTAAAGAACAATCTGGTGGTTCGAGTCCTAATTCGAACCAACAAATGGAAAGATTTACTGATCTATAAATGACCCTAGTGGGGGTCGAACCCACAACCTCTAGCTAACACCAAAAGTTCTAAACTTTTAGAAGGCTAGTGCACTATCCAATTGTGCTATAGGGCCGTAAAATACTCCGACCGAGGATCGAACTCGGATTTGCGGCTCATAAGACCACCACACTAACCAATTGTGTTATCGGAGTCGCTCCCGGCAGGTATCGAACCTACGACATTCAGGTGCCAGTCAAAAATTTCATTTTTTAACAGCCTGACGCTCTACCAACTGAGCTACGAGAGCACGGGATCAGCTTCTATTGAGGATCGAACTCAACACCTCTCGCTTTTTGCAAAATTTATTTTTTACTAAACGAGTGCTCTACCAAATGAGCTATAGAAGCCTTTCCGATCTGCCGGAATCGAACCAGCGACTTAAGGATTTTTGATTACTAACGACTACAGTCCTCCACTCTACCAACTGAGTTAAGATCGGGCGGGAGGCGACATCCTCTCCCAATGTACTAGACTCTTATTTCTTTAAGCCCAGAAATAGTGCTATTATGAGCAGTGTCCAGAGGTCGACATGATTCATTATTCTGATTGTATCACTGGATAGCTTATTGAAGTCGTCCTTGTACTGCTTTGGTTTGAACGGAAGCCAGATGTATCTTCCGAACGGTACAATGGTTGGTCTGATTTTGTTTTTGCAGTCGTATGAATAGTCATACCATGCCATGGCTACATATGGAAACCACAACAAGAAGAATAGAACCCACTTATTCTTGGGGGGCAGAGCCCAGTAACCACCCGCAAGCATAAGCGTGAATATAACACACTTGATATTAAAGACAAATGGTTGACCTGGAAACAAACCACCAGCCATTACTATTATCCACACATTTCTATTCGCATATGGTTCTGCAATTCTTAACAGCCTCACTCTTCATACCAGCCTTTTCAGGGTTTACAGGTTCAGCAACTTTTGTAGGTTGTTCACACACTTCACGAGACTTTCTGTGTAGAAATTTAAATGGTAATTTAGTAGTCATACAAATGCCACCTTTTTCTATATATGGCGGTGGGCATGGTTCCATTACAATCTTACATTCTGGTTTCTTGATAAATCCATACCCTGATGACATCTTACGCCACACCAGATATATCACAAATGCTATCAGAGCGTACTTCATCAAGTTTTTCTTCTGACGGTTGTTCATTTGATAGTAACACATAAAAAAATAAAAGTCGCATCAGGTACTGATGCAGTAAACAAATTCTAATATATGCCCACATCTACTTTCTGCATAGCAAAATATTATTGTCACCTTCGTTGCGAGGATGAGTCAGGTGAACAATTTCAACAGACTTGAAAATCTTCTGATATTCTGGAAGTTTCATATAGAAATGAATGCAGTCAGTATTTGGGATATCCTCAACGATATAGATGCCATCCTCCTTCAGCTTGTGGTGAGAATTCATCAGAAATGAGTGTCCAGCACTAAATGTATGCAGACCATCATCGATAATCACATCAAACATTTCAGGAATCTGACTCCACATCTCACGAATGGTCCACTCAGAAGTCTGATCGACATAGAATGATGTGATGTTACCCTCTTTGAATAGGATATCGCGATCGACATCTGCGCACATAATCTTGGCATTCGGTAGCCACTCTGACCATGCGCGCTGTGATGCACCTGGTCGATAGCCACGAAGCCACCACATGCTGGATGGAATATCCTTATTCACTGTTCCGATACCAACCTCAAACAAGTTTACATCTGGCTTGCTTTTCAGAACACTTAGGAGTGGATCGTAAATAGTTGTATAGTTATGATTTGTGTTTTGGTCACCACCCTTGTCACTCCCATACTTCATCATGATATCACGAAGAGCCATTATGATAAATTCAAGACCAAAATCTTTAACTCCACTTGAGTCTCATTCTTTCCCATAGATCCCACATCGCCATACGCTCATGTGAACCCTGGGGAAACCTGTTATAAACCCGAGCAAAATCACCCTGCAAATCCCACGCCTTTCGAGAGTCATTCATCTTTAGCATGTACTCAAACTGCTGAATGATACTTTAGCCTCTGGATCCATTTATATTACATTTTCAGACTCAAGAATCTTTAAAACATTCTTGAGCCCGAAGGCCGGGGCCGTAGCCCCTGATTTTTCGCAATTTCGCAAGGCTGCTACGCTACGTCTAGTTCGAGAAAGCTAGGCCACCCATGCCGGACTGGATGCGCAGGATGTTGTAGTTGACTGCGAACATCTTCTGGATGTTGGACAGAGACTTGTCCTTGAGTGCGACATACACCTGGGCGTTGTCGATGCGGGAGAAGTTGCAGGTGCCGGTTGGCTGGTGCTCCTCGGGCTGCAGGGCGAAGGAGTAGGTGTAGATGCCTGGGTAGGGGTTGCCGGTGTGGTGGTAGAATGGCTGCACCTGGTTGAAGTAACGACCGTACTGCTCCTTGAAGCGGTCCTGGCCGTTCAGGATCACCTTGAACTGGTGCATGGAGCCAGTCTCGTAGTTGGATGGTGCGCAGTTGCCCTCCTCGACCCAGGACACGTAGGCGGCACCAGTCACGACGCCGCGACCAACTGCATTGTCAACGAAGACGTTGGAGCCGGTGATGATCTGGGGGGAGCTCAGCAGGTGGGGCTGGGTGACGGCGTTGGATGCAATGAGCAGGCCGCTGTCCACAGTCACGTTCACGTTGGCGGGGTTGGTGGAGAAGTTCCACATGGAGTTCAGGTAGGTGCTGGGGGCGCTGTTCTGGTAGCACCACACCAGCTCCTTCACTGGGTGGTTGAAGGACAGGCGGATCAGCTGGGGAGCAGTCTCGCCCAGGGTTGCGATGGTGTCACCGCCGGTGTGCTGCACCTGCTCAATCAGGTACTCATGGCCCTTCTGGGCGAAGCGGCGACGCTCCTCCGTGTCCAGGTAGACGTAGTTGGCCCACACCTCAAACACGGAGGTGGACAGGTAGTTCTGGTAGTAGGCGGTCAGGTCGAAATCCAGACGAACCTCGTGGTACTGCAGGGCGATCAGGGGCAGGTACAGGCCTGGGTTGCGGTTGAAGAAGAACAGCAGGGGCAGGTACACGCGGTGGGGGGTGGCGCCAGTGCCGGGCATCTTGTGGGACACTGCGCAGGAGGTCATCTTGTTGTACTGCACCTTGTTCTCGTCGCTGAGGAACACCTCAGCGTACAGACGCCACCAAGTCTGGAAGTGCTTGTCAATGCGCTGGCCACCAATGGTCAGCTCCACTGCGGCGATGGCACGCTCAGCCACCCACACGGTGTCGTACACGTTGTTGTTGGATGTCAGGTTGATGGTGCTGGTTGCCGCCACTGGGGAAAGTGCCAGGTGCATGTTGCCAACCAGGTCGCCGTTGCGGGCAATGGTCACTGACACACGGCCGCTGTTGGCGGGGGTGCCGTTCACAGTCTGCTGAATCACCTCCATAGCGAAGTTGGTGTGGCGCTTGTACACAGCCTGGAAGAAAGTCACCTTGGGGTTGCCAGTCAGGTACACGTCTTGCGCGCCGTACGCCACGAGTTGCATTAATCCGCCGGCCATGATTGCTTTGTACTAGTACCCAAGAAAAAAAATCAGACTAAAATTTTCCATTTAAACCCACCTGCTGACCGAGACGTACCCTTGCAGCACTTACTTATACGACCTGAACCGGCTCCAGACTTTTCCGATGCTTCCCGTATAGTGTCATACTCGGCTATAAGGGTATTCAGGTCGAACGACCACTGCTGAATTTTCGTAAATTTCAAAGGTTCGTTCGTCTGGACATCTTCTTCGTTCACAAACTTCCAGTGAAACCCACCGGCTGTCTTTCGTCCCTCCTTACCATTACATACACGACCTATATTCACAGCCAAGTCTTTGTCATCTCCAGCCGCCTCATCGACCGATCCGAAAGTCCTGAGGAGTTGGGTTCCGTCCTTGGACCACTGCTGAACCTCCTTACGGTTCGCCTCTTTCAGGAGTTCCTTGGCATAGTCCTGGTGATGCTTCCCAAACATATGATGGCGTTCGCCTGAGCGCACTGAACTCATCAACTCTTTCGTGTCTTCGTGAAGCACCTTGTTCTTGTTCCCACCCCTTTCATTGTTGTATCCGTTCGGTGACAAGGTCCCTCTCTGATCAATCTCATGGATTTCTAGTCTGTCCAGACGTTCCTGCCAGTTTCCATCCCTGGTAAAGTTGTGAAGAATCTGAATCTGAAACTGGTCCCACCCATATTTCCTGATGGAGTTGTATAGGTGACGTCGTCGACCATTCTTTACATCAGACATGTGACCGTTCAGACGAATCTGAAAATTCTCGTGAACCGTCTGACCTATATATTCTTTATATGGTTCTAGCTTACACTTTATAGAATAGACAAAGGGCATTATTGCGTTCAAAAGACCAAACATTTTTATGCCTGTACTGTAAATGTCCGGTCACCACGAAGAAGATGATCAGTTTGATGAGGATATGCCAATGGATTTTGACATGTCAGATGCACTTGGCGGCCTGCTGCTGAACGAGGAGGGTCAGAACATTGCAACAATTCTGACTGAAGTAAAAGCGTCAGTAGAGGGTGTGACACGTCAGCTCGAGATGCAGAATAAAATCATGCTGAAAATGCTTACCGCCATGAGTACTCGTGCATCGTAAATTGCCAGTTTAAAACATAAGATGTCTAAAATAATAATGAACACTATCGAGCGGGACTCGACCCACGAGCAGGATGAGGAGCGCAGCCTCGAAGTGTACAAGCGCCAAATCAGAAACCTGAATCAGGAGGATATTGAACTCTTCTTGACTCAGCTTGAAAAGAAGGATCTCGACTTTAAAAATGAACCGGTGACTCTGGGTATCGCATTCCGAATCTATTATCACGAGTCGGAGCTGGGGCCGAACGGACCGACTCACATCAATATCGAACGTAACACAGAGCAGTGCCAGCAGAAGAAACGCCGCCTCAACGAGCTCAAGTTCAGGACGAAGGAGCTTGGAATCACGTCAGAGTCTAGTATCGATTACGATGGCCTCGAGTTTTCCATCCATCAGCGGATCGAGCGACTGATCCAGATGTACTCTGACGCGTACGAGCTTATTCTGTACCACACACGCATTATGGAACGCGTCAACTTTCCCAACATGGTTCCGATCAGTCTCGATGCCGACGGTTCTGTCTTTCGCTACTCATCCATGACTGAGGATGATTCGAAGGAGAAGGACTCCAAGACGCCGTGGCAGGAACTGCTGCTGTATCTACTGCACGAGGCGAATCTGCTCCGGTACAAGCGGTACAAGGGGTATTGTCACAAGGAGATTAAGACTGCCGATGGCAAGTCGACTCGCGCATGGGAGCCAGTCATGGAGATTTCAGACTTTGTATATACCAAAACTCAGAAGGAGTGCAAGTATGACATGTGGAAGAATCTCACAAGCAAGGGCTCGTGCGTGAAGGATACCGTCAGCTATCTGAACACGTGTCTGGATATCCAATTCCCTGACATCAAAAAGAATCGTCACGTATGGTCTTTCCGCAACGGCATCTTCATCGGCAAGTACTGGGACAAGGAGCGCGAGCTTTACACGACCAAGTTTTATGACTATGACAAGCCAGAGTTTGACAAGCTTGACCCGACAATCGTGAGCTGCAAGTACTTTGACCAGTTTTTCACCGACATGTCAGATGACCCAGACTGGTACAACATCCCGACACCCTTCATGCAGTCAATCATGGACTATCAGAAGTTTACAGAGGATGTATGCCGCTGGATGTATGTGTTCATCGGTCGTCTCTGCTTCGATGTCAACGAGATGGATGCCTGGCAGGTTATCCCGTTCCTGAAGGGTATCGCCGGCTCTGGCAAGTCTACTCTGATCACCAAGGTTTGCCGCAAGTTTTACGACCTGGACGATGTCCGAACCCTGTCCAACAACATCGAAAAGAAGTTTGGCCTCGAGACTATTCGCGACGGGTTCATGTTCATCAGTCCAGAGATTAAGGGTGATATTCAGCTCGAGCAGGCCGAGTTTCAGTCGCTCGTGTCTGGCGAGGATATGAGCATTGCTCGAAAGAACAAGACTGCCGTGAGTGTTGAGTGGAAGGTGCCAGGCATTCTAGCCGGTAACGAGATGCCAGGGTGGAAGGATAACTCTGGATCCATTCTGCGACGCATTCTGACGTGGAACTTTGGCAAGCAGGTCCTGGAGGCAGATCCCAATCTGGAGCACAAGCTGGAGACGGAGCTTCCACTCATTCTTCAGAAGTGTGTACGCGGTTACGTAGAGTATGCTCAGCTGCACAACAAGCAGGATATCTGGAATGTCATCCCGCAGTACTTCAAGACTGTGCGGAACCAGGTGGCGATGGTGACTAACGTGCTCCAGAACTTCCTCAGCTCCGAAAAGGTTCGCTTCGAGCCTGGCTTGTTCTGCCCGCAGAAGTTGTTCGTTCATGTTTTCAACCAGCATTGCCAAGAGAACAACCTTGGTCGCCACAAGTTCAACCCGGACTTTTACGCTGGCCCCTTCAGTTCAAAGGAGTTGGAGGTTCGCTCAGAGTCTCTCACGTATCAGGGCCGCGCCTATATTGCACAGCCATTCATCTTTGGGGTTGACATTATCACCGAGGATGGCAAGTTAGAATTTTCTGATGACTATTAGTAGCGTATGTCGGGAGTTAGGCTGCCGCCACTTCCTCCAGGGAGAATATTTCTCCCAAATGAACCTGGAAATGTACCACTACCACGAATTCCTTCAAAACCATTTAGACCAGTTCCGCCCGAACTCAGGACTGCGCTAGAAAAGGCGGTCAGACAACGAAGAACCAGAAAACAATATCAAGCAAGACGAGCATCAAGAAATTATAAAATTTCACCCATCACAATGTCACTCTTTAACGCAACAGCCGTTTGCGACCCACCAGATATTATTGCAATCTTTAACCGAATCAAACAGAAACCACCACCAGAGATTGTGTCGGCCAGTATAAAGGGTGGACAGTTCAAAGAGCTCGCTCGGTACAATTCGAAAGGTGTGGTGAACATGAGAAATTCTGGGTATCGGCCAAACCAGATTCAGCTCACATTTCGTCTGGCTGACGGTGTCAATGTTGTGAATATATTCAGCAATGGGTATCTGCGACTCACTGGTAAATCCAAC